TCTAATGCAGTTATTTGATGTGCATACGGTTTTGTTTTAAATTTATAGTTCATAATTTTTCTTCTTTCTGACTTGACTTATAATATTAAATCACTATATTGTCAACCATGAAAGAAAATAAGGTTTATGTTATTCAACACATTGCTGGTACTGCTGACGGCAGACCTAAAATAAATATTATGGGTGCAGCTTCTTATTCTACATCCGGTGATTTTGTTTTTTTATTACCTGAATTATCACAAATGATATTTTCTCCTGGACCATTAATTTTTAAACTTAGAAAAGGTTTAAAAGATTTTACTACAGAAGATTATTTATTACTAACTGGTGATCCTGCAATTATTGGTGTAGCATGTTCTATAGTTTCTGACATAACAAATGGTAAATACAAATTACTAAAATGGGATAAGCAAGAAAGAAAATATTATCCTATTGAAATTAACTTATATGAAAGAGGAAAGATAGATGAGTAACATTGACTTTGAAACAGACCAACAAGAGGTTATACAAAAAACCGACAACATAAAAACACTTGCAGATCAAGTAGAGAAATTAAATTCTTTACAACAAAGAATAGAATTGCAGGAAGATAATTTAAAAAATACAAAAAAAGAATTTGATCATTTGTCTGGAGAAGTAATTCCAACCATGATGGCTGAGATGGGTTTATCTCACCTTAAACTTATGGATGGTTCTTCAGTAGATGTAAAACCTAATTATAGTGCTAGTATTTCTATAGCTAATAGAGAGAAAGCATTTACATGGCTTCGAGACAATGGACTTGGTGATATTATTAAGAACGAGATCTTGGTATCATTCGGTCGTAACGAAGATAACAAGGCAGCAGATTATGCTGCTCTTGCAGAGGAACGTGGGTTTCAACCAACACAAAAGTTGAAGGTTGAACCCATGACTCTCAAAGCGCTAGTCCGTGAGCGTTTAGAGGCAGGTAAATCAATGCCAACGGAAATTTTCAACGTGTTCGTTGGAAATAAAACAACAATAAAAAGGAAACAATAAACATGAACCAAGTAGCAGAAAAAAAGAATAGTGCACTAGCAACATTTGATATGGAAGCTGATGCACAACAAGGCACTCAAAATATATCGCAAGAAGATCTTGCGTTACCATTCTTAAAAATTTTGGGTCAACTATCTCCAGAGGTAAACAAAAGAGATGGGAAGTATGTCGAAGGCGCAGAGCCTGGCAAAATAATCAACACAGTTACAAACGAATTGTTTGATAAAATTAGTGTTGTACCTTGTCACTACAAAAGACAATATATTGAATGGCAAGACAGAGGTACTACAGGCAGTGGTGCACCTGTTGCAATTCATAACGCAGACAGTGATATCGTTAGTCAAACGACTAGAGATAAATCATACAAAGATAGATTACCAAACGGTAATTATCTTGATAATACTGCAAGTCATTTTGTATTAACTTTAGGTGATACTCCATCAACAGCTTTGATTTCTATGAAATCTACTCAATTAAAAGTTAGTAGAAAATGGAATTCATTGATGATGGGTTTAAAACTACAAGGTAAAAATGGTTTGTTTACGCCGCCAACTTATAGCCACATTTATAATCTATCTACCGTTCAGATGTCGAATGACAAAGGAACATGGTTTGGATGGGAAGTTGAAAAGATGGGCCCAGTTACAGATAAAGCAATCTATGACATGGCTAAGTCTTTTGCAATGAGTGTAGGTAAAGGTGAAGTGGAAGCTAAACACGGATCAGAAGATACTAAAGACTCAACACCATACTAATCGAATCCTAGGAGTAGGCGCGGAAGCGAGAGTGGAAGCGCCTATTAAAAATTATGTTTGAAAAAATATTTAAAGGATTGGAACGTGCGCATGGTTGTACCAAAGTAACCACACCGGCAGAGAACGGTGTCAAACTAAAGGGACAGTCATTCGTAGTACGTCAACCAGTCACAGAAGAATTATGGAAGATGCACCTAGATGGTAGACAGAGTCTGGGCATCATACCAATTAACGAAGATAACCAATGTATATGGGGATGTGTAGATATAGACTCATACGCAGGGTTTGATCATAAAAAATTAATTGATAAAATAAAACAATTTAATCTGCCTTTGGCTGTATGTAGGTCAAAGAGTGGGGGAGCACACGTCTTTCTCTTCTCCGAACTACCGGTAGCTGCAGAAAGAATGAGAGATAAGCTAACAGAAATAAAAACACTACTAGGATACGGCGGATCAGAAGTCTTTCCAAAACAAATACAATTAAAATCAGCAGATGATACAGGTAACTTTTTAAACCTACCATACTTTGGTGGTGAAGATACTACACGTTATGCATTCAGAGCAGATGGTGAAGCTGCAACACTAGAAGAATTTTACACTACATACAGTGAGATAAAACAAAAAGACATTACAAAAATAAAAATAGAAAGACCACAATCAGAATACTCTGATGCACCACCATGCATAGAACTTATGGCTATGAATAAAATACCAGAAGGTGGTCGTAACAATTCTATGTTTCATTTTGGTGTGTACGCTAAAAAGAAGTGGCCAGCAGAATGGAAAAGTAAGATGACTTTGTTTAATGCAACAGCATCTACAGTGCCATTGAGTGAGTCTGAAGTAGAAATAATTAAACGTCAACATGATAAAAAAGAATGGGGTTATAAATGTAATGATACACCGATGTGTAACTTGTGTGATAAAAAATTATGTAGAGAAAGAAAGTTTGGTATTGGTGAAGAGATAGTATTTCCTGCACTGACTGACTTACAAAAAATTAAATTAGAAAAACCATATTATTATCTAAACGTAGATGGTGAACGACTACACCTAGAGAATGTTAAGTTTTTAAAACAACAAAGTTTATTTCAAGAAGCAGTGATGGAACAGTTGGATTTTAAACCACCAACAGTGAAGCCTAAAGACTGGGACATGATAATAAACCCATTGATGAAGAACCACGAACCAATAGATCCACCAGAAGGTGTGACTACACAGGATCAATTAAAGAATCATTTAGAAGAGTATTGTTTAAATAGACAAGTGAATACAGATAAGAACGACCTTAAAAAAGGTGGTGTGTGGACTAGCGAAGGCAACCACCACTTTGTGTTTGATAGATTTTTTAATCAGTTTTTAATTAGAAAACGTTGGGATGTACCATACTCACGTACAGCACAGATGTTAAAAGAAACATGTAACTGTGATGACAAACGTATTGGTAAAGAAAGAACTTCTGTGTTTGTAGTTGCGCAGTTTGATAAAAAAGAAGAAGACTACAATCAAAAAGAATTAAAACCAAAGGATATATTTTGAGAACGATTGTATTAGGACCACCAGGTACAGGTAAGACTACAACTTTGTTAAACAAAGTAGATGACTATCTTAAACAAACTGATCCTGACAAGATAGGTTACTTTGCGTTTACACAGAAAGCTGCGCACGAAGCAAGAGACAGAGCAATTAAAAAATTTAATTTGACAGAAGATGATTTACCATACTTTAGAACATTACACTCACTAGCATTTAGAAAACTAGGTATGAAAAAAGATGATGTTATGCAATCTAGGCATTACAAAGATTTAGGTAAGAAGTTAGGTTTCCCTGTAGCATATGCTAGTTATGCAGAAGAAGATGGTTTGTTTACATCAGACAGTGAATATTTAAGAATTATACAATTAGCAGAATTAAAAAATATAACGCCAGAAAAACAGTTTGATTTAAGAGAACACACACAAGACCTGGAAAGAAGCACACTTAGAATTATACACAATGAGTTAGCAAGATATAAAAAAGAATATAATTTAATAGATTTTAATGACATGATTACAGAGTTTACAAAATCAGATAAATCTCCAAAGTTTGATGTAGTATTTATTGATGAAGCTCAGGATTTGTCACTCATGCAATGGGAGATGGCAAAATCTATATGGAATAAAACAAATGACACTTTTATTGCTGGTGATGATGATCAAGCCATATACAAATGGGCTGGTGCAGACGTAGATTCTTTTATAGCATTAAAAGGACAATACTTACCACTAACTCAGTCTTATAGAATACCCGCTAAGGTGCACAATTTAGCAATGGGTATTATAAATAAAATTAAAAATAGAATAGATAAA